CCCTATAGCAAGGAAGCTTTTCCCAAGCGGCTAACAATACCCATAAATGAACAACAATTCTTAGAGCAACAAAGCTTAGTAGAAAACCATTTACAACAAATTCAAACAACCTAAAAGAAAGGAATATAGAAATGTCTAAATTAAAAGTAATCGTTTTATCTGTCGCTATGGGTGCTGGTACAAGTTCAAAGAGTGGACAGCCTAAGCCATACAAATTTTCAACAGTCGCTTATTTAAATCCTGCGTCTGACTTCTTAAATGACCAACACAATATCCAAAAATGTGGCTATGAAGTGAAAGAGGTTTCTATGGCCTATGACGCAGGTCTTTATCAGCATTTTAAAACGAATTGCCCTTTTAACACGCAAGTATTTCTTTTGTTAGATGCAGACCCAGAAAACCCTGCACGAAATATTGTTTCTGGCTTTGAATCAGTAGGCAAGTAACCCATGACTAAATCAACCGTTCCTTTTTTCGATACTGCTTTAAACATGACCTCACAAGTGATTAGTGAGACAACGTTTGATTGTGAGTGTGGATGGAAGGGTAAAGCGGCTGATTTAGTGTTATCGGATGATTTAAGTAGTTGCCCTAAGTGCTTCAACTTAGATGTTCGCATGGATTTAGAGGACGTTGCTTTTAAGGTAAATGTTTTAGCCTTAAGTAATTTTATCGATAAAAAGAGGAAAATATCATGAGTGTTGAGCAAGGCGATTTTATCATAGAAATGTTTGCATTCGGTCTTATGCTCATTTCCTTTTATTCGGGTATTAAATTAGGGTATTCAAAATGATACCCCCTTATTTTCATTACTTTATTTCTACGGGTTTTGGTATGTCTATTTACTTATCAGCTTTCGTTTTGCTCTTCTTATACCTTGGCTATCTAGCCATGAGTGAGGGGTGATTATTATGATTGACCCTGCAATTTCTTCCCTGATGGGTAGCTGTTTTTTAATATGGCTTACTGGTTTTGGGATAGGAAAAATGTGGTCTTTTTTTGAGACCATTTATAAAAAAGCTACTGGTACTCATTAGCTTTAACTTTCAACTTACTGCGGTGACGCACGAGGATTCTTCAAAATGAAAAAATTACAACTTTTTACTATTTCAGCAATTTCTATGGCTTCTGTGGCTGTTTCTGGGGTCGCTAATGCGGCTTTAGATGCAGCAAAAGTAACTGCTTTAGAAACTGAAGTTTTAGCTGATGTTTCAACGGCTGCTGGCTCTGGTTTTACCGTGTTTACGGTTGTTATTGCGACTACGGTAGGTTTTGCATTGTTAAGCAAATTTATCAATAAAGGTGCTAACGGTTAATTAATATCTTAGTTCGTTAGTGGTTGGTGGTGGGGGCGCTTGTCGTCCCCCCACTGACCGATAATGATTTATGATTTAGGTGCTACAAAATGTTCAAGTTCACACAAATATTATTACTCTTTATCGTTCTAATTCACTCAAGCAATTCTTTAGCTTCAACTACTTTTAAATCAATTGGAAAAGCTAAATATTTCGCTCCACTTCCATATTCTAACGCTGCAATGAATAAAGGAAAAATACGTGGAGGTGTTACAATCGCGGGTAAATTTGCTATAGCAACCCTAAAACCATCATCTTCTTTAGGTCTAGCAAAACAAGTGATTAAAACTAACCCTTACGCTATTGCTGCCATGTTAGCCGCAACATATTTTCAGGATGATATTAATCAATGGATGAATCCACCAGAATTAGATTTTTTACCAAAAAGCCCACCTGAACCTAATCTAGTTTGTGCTATTTCTTCAGTTAGTCTATCAGCATATTCTGGTTTTGTAGGTAAGCCCTGTTCAGATTTAGAGCCAGCTGACCTTTGTCAAACTTTCTATGAGAACGACCCCAGAGTGACGGGTTTAAATAAAAAAAATCAATTTAGGAATATGAGCGGTAATCTTTTAACAACCCCTACTTCGGTTGAACTACACTGTACTTTTGAGGCATGGAATAAGCGCGAAATAAATTGGGTACCTACATGGGTTCATGATAGTGATAGGGACGTTAAAATAGCTACTTTTGGCACTACAGAAGCTATAGAACACACTTGCCCACCTGTTGCTCATCCAGACCAAGTAAAACCGCTCTATGGTGAGGATGGATTGGTGAATGGGTGCGTTAGTCCTGAAAGTTATCAAAAATCACTCCCTACTCCTCTTGATTTTGATGTTGTTGCTCCTTTGTATGCCGATGATATTTTGACTAAGTGGCAAAATGAATCTATTGATGCGCTGCAAAGTTGGGCGCCTTTTGTTGATGGTTCAGGTAATGTTGAGCCTGAATATATAAAAAGCTATAACCAGCCTGTTGTATCACCTACTTTTAATGAATATTTAAAAAGCGTTGCTGATGGAACTAATCAAAGTATAGACCCTTCTGCGGCTCACTATGTTCCTGCTGATATGGTTCAACCTACACAAATTGCGATCAATTCAATCTCTTTAAATCAACCTTTTGTTGACCCTGTTTTACAAACTGTTGTGAATCCTACAATATCAACTCAAGGTGCGGCAACGGTAGCACCTGCGCCAACTGGGGCGGCTGATAGTCCAATTAATATTACAGGTGATATCACTGTGAATGTTGAAATTCCAGAAGACGATACTATATCTCAAACTGAATATGAGGCATCAAACGCAGCTTTTTTTGAGCAAATGTCCAGCGCTGCATCTGGCTCACAAGCTAACGTTGATTCCAATGTGGAAAGCCTTAAAACTCAAGATTCTGATTTTATTGATAGCCTAACTCCAGATGTTACCAACGCAAGCGGTATACCTGATTTTCCGTCTATGGCAGGTTTATGGCAAATAGGTGGGGGCGCCTGTATTGCTTACACCTCCGAAGCCTCTATCGCAGGCAGTAAGCGCGTAATCACTTACGATAAACACTGCCCAACTTATAACATTGTTGTTCATCCGTTATTGGTGTGGTTTTTATATATATCAACTGCTTTGTACATCATTCATTTAGCGGGTCGCACCTTTAAATCAACGGTTAGTTAAGGTTAAATATTATGGGTATCATCGTTACATTTTTTACCACCATGTTTGGCGGATTAACGTCACTGATTGGTTTGTTCTTAGCAAGAAAGGCCACTTTTTCACTGGCGTATATCGCTATCTATATCGCCTTGACGGTTTTGTTTATTGCATCTATTAATTCACTTATTGCAGGTGTATCAAGCTCCGTCCCTGCTAACGGCTTATTGAATGCGGGATTATCGCTTTTACCCTCAAATGCTGGGCAATGTATAGGGGCTATTTCTACAGCTCATATTGCGTCTTATTTGTTTGTAATGAAAAATAAATTATTAAATTTAAAAGTTAAATCATAAGTAAGGGTAAGTTATGGCTGCATTTTTTGAAGGTTCAAGGGGGTCTGGGAAATCTAAATATTCGGTCGAACGTATGCAGAATCGATTGCAATCAGGTCGAGCTGTCGCTACTAACTTAGATTTGTTTCTTGATAAGTTATTACCTGATAACCCTAAAGCGCATTATGTGAGATTACCTGATTTTCCGCGCTCAAGTGATTTATTGCTCCTTGATAATGCTTATCTTGAACTCGACCATGACGATCCAAAAACGTACGATGATTCAAAGTTCGGTTGTGTTGTTCTTGATGAACTATTAACGTCTTTTAACTCTCGGACGTGGAATGACCCTGATAGAGTTGAGGTCGTTAACTGGATTGTACAAAGTAGAAAGTACGGTTGGGATTTATGCTTAATCGGTCAATCTATCGATGGTGTCGACAAGCAAATAAAAGAAACTGTTATCGATGAACTCTATTCCTTTCGCTCCTCTCAAAATATGTTTGGCGGCATTATTTGGAATTTACTTTTTAAGCCTTGGTGGTCAAAGGTCGTTCCTAAGTTTCATATTTGTACACGCTACGATGGACGAAAAAAAGATAAGAATCAAAAAATAGGTGGCGACCATTTCAGACGTAACGATTTACATGATTGTTATAAAACAGGTCAGCAATTTAAAAAAGATGTACGACTTGTTGCACCAAGAACAGGCTCTAAAATGATAGAAATAGACGATAGGGCGTCTTACTCTGTTTTACATCCTCATTATTTTGATGTTCCAGGATTAAAGGAAGAAACAGGAACTACTGATAATGAAAAGCCAGAAATACCTAAAGAGTTAATTGCTAAAGGTAAGGCCATTGAATTACAAACATCGCCTTATTTTCTTTTAGCGCTGTTGATTATCTTTGGTGGTATTTATTACTTTATTAATGATTGGTCAGCACAGCAGACAATCAAAAAGAATAAGCCAGATATTCCTTTATCTACTTTTGATAAAGGAGACTTTTTTACTAATTCAGTCGATACTCTTAAAAATTCTGACTTAGGGCAGATTTTTATTAATTGCTCACAATATCGCTCGGATGGTGTTTTTGATTATTGCTTTAATAATGAGAATGGTGACATTGTTAGACCTGAGAACGCAGGCTACCAAGTGTTATATCAATCACAATGTCATGCAAAGCTCGTTAGGGGGAAAATTGAACTCGACACTTATTGTAATCCAGTGTCTTACCGTGAAAGCGAGCCAATACCCAAACAAAATGACAATAATACTTAAGGCTAATGGGATAATATTTTATACAGCGAAGCGGAAGCTTCTCTGTTCATGCGTTAGCAAATTAGCTTGCGATGTTTAACGAGTCAACACACGTTAAGCAATCAATAATCTCAAGGCCGCACTACACTTCATTGATTTCCTATCATTACCCAAGGTCAACAAATCAGCATTTTAAATCACAATCGCCATCCTGCTAAACTTGTCTTTAACGCTAATAAGCACAAGAAAAGTAGAGGTTTGACATTTTTCGTATTTTGGCCATAATAAGTTAGCAGCTAACAAGGAATGTTAATGATGACTACTGATGAATTCGATCGCTTAAACTCCCTCTCTGAAAAAGCCCTTAACGAAACAGCATCACGTAATGAATTAAAAGAATTTAATGAATTGCTTTAAGACTGGAATACTTCTATTGAGTTTAATTTAGCTTACAGAGCTTCTAAACTATTAACGTGATTAATAATACGTCATTAGTTAGCGCTATATCTTATTCTATGTCGCAACTTAATGATCGTTGACTATGGTCTTCTTGGTGCGCAAAGGGGAAGTTAGAACATCATTAACCCTAACGTCCGCTTCAAGCTCAAAGCAGCCTGTGAAGTTTCATCTCAGAACGCTAACTTTTGCCACATTAGAGGCATTGATATCAATGTAATATTAGTGATTCAAATTATATCTTGAATCACTAATA